TTCAAGTCATCTCTAGGGTCTGCACCCATACCATCAACACATCCAAAGACAGGTCTAATCTTTGCAGGTTTAGTAGGTGAACCACCACCTGATACTGTACATCTTGCTTTTCTTTGTCCACTTCCGAAAGTAAGAGTTCCAGATGAATCTATAACTTCTGCTTTCACAACTGCACCACCAGAGATGGTTAATGCACCTTTAGCAAGTACCATAGTTCTTGTTCCAGTGAGGTTAGCACCCCCACCTGCGGAATCATTATCTCTAAACCCTAATGCACTATCATATCCGTATGCATTAATATCTAATTGAATTGTGTTTTGGTCACTGTATCCTGCTCCACCTGAGTCAATAGCAAATCCAAGAATCTGTCCTTTTACCGCATTGTTCTGTACAGTAAACTGTTCGATATCAGATGCTTGTGAACTGGAGTCTGTTGCAGTTTGAAATTTTACAGGAATAAAGTTTGCGGCGACAAACTTGTTCGCATCAATCGCAGAGATTGAATAAGCAAATTTCCAGATATAACCATCTGCCGTAGCAAATGGAACACCAGTTGTATTACCAGTTGGTTGTACTGTTGAGGGTTGTGGTTGTCCTGTATTATCTTTTGATTGTTGTAAACAAATATAAACTTGGTTGTTGTCATTCATGACATAATATGTTTGAGTAGGATATCGTACTTGCTTGTTATCATATGCAGAATAAATCGCACCAGATGACCAGTTGTATCTTGGCACAACAAATGTTCTATCAACAACTTGTTTGACAGATTGTAATCCATCTCTGAATGCTTCTTCTTCATACAAGGTAGTCTGAGTAGTTGGTGCTACATCTGAGTCATTCCAATCCTCTGACCTACCAATACCAATATAGTATTCGTTTACGGATGAATCAAAGTCTGCAATCAATTGTTCGATTGCTAGTTTTTTCTGTTTCGTTGTTAAAATTGCCATTTTAATTTACCTAGTTTACAAAAGTAGTTCCGTTATTACCGACCATAAACCACTTACCTTCTCCTGTGTTCCATACTAAGATACATCCTTCACCTTGGTCTAATTGAATATATCCACTACCTGTGCTAACACCCTGAATATTAGATGAACCCCCTGAAGGAGTTACTCTTACTTGTCCACTGTTTACATTACTCAAGAATAATAAAGTTCCTGTTTTAGTTCCATTTGCTAATGTAGGTGAAATCTGTGAACCACTATTAAATATAGTATGTGGTTGTGTTAATACAATTGCAGTACCACCTGTAATATCTGTACCTTTTTCAACGGACACTGCACTTCCTAAATGTACTGTAGATGTTCCTTTACCTGCAAGGTCAAGTGAGATATTATTATCGTCACCTACTGCACTAATTCTTGGACTATTGGTAGTTGAGTTATTTTTGAAATCAATATGGTTTACCGCACTTGCGACTCTAGTAAATGTAAATGCTTCGTTTGATGCACTATCAAAGAATACTGAACCTAGATTGATACCACCAATCTTTGCGTTGTTAAATGATAAACCATCGATAGTTTTGTTTGTTAGTGTTTGTGTTGTATTTGCTAATACAAATGTGTCACTGTCTGACAAAGAAGGAATATTAAGATTTGTATTAGCAGATAGTCCACCCACTTGAATATTGTATGTATGACTTGAATCTACATCTCTAATTTTAGGTGTAGTAAGTGTGGGTTCTAAAATTGTTTTGTTAGTCAAAGTCTGAGCGCAAGAATCAAGAACTAATGTTCCAGAATCGTCAGCAATATAGACAAAGTTATCTTGTGTAGGGTTAATGGCATGTAGAGTGGTTTCATTTGAATCAGCAGATATTCCTTCGAATACTACCCCATCGGCAGTCAAAGTAACAGTCGCACTGAGACTATCTCCACCGAACTTTGCGTAAAGTTCTGTGAAATTCTCGTTTATCTTTTGGGCGGCGACTCTGAGACTATCCCCAGTTCCGTCATTTGCCGTTGTCCCTCTATTCAGATTTTGCTTTGCCATTTATAAACCTATAATATACTTTACTCTATTTATACTACTTTTCTAACTGAGATGACCTAAATTTAGTAGATATTGGTCAGAATCCGCACTATAGAACACATGTCTGTCTTGGTCTATAGTTTCGAAATCAAATTGGTTAGAGAAATCTATACTTGTATCATCCAGTGTTGGTGAAGATGCAATTTGTGCTTCTCGAATTGAACTATATTGTAAATTAATCTCATTAATTGTTTTCGTAGATAATTTATTTAGGTTGAAGAATTCTGTTCTAATTCTAGACTTAATACNNACCTGCCGAATCTACTGCGAAGTCATCAACCAATGATGTAACATCTGATATACCTGTATCTGAAAATGATGTTACCCCTGTAATCGCAACTGGGGGTGGTGGTTCAATAACAACAGTAGGTGCAAGTATAGTATCTTCTTTCTGAGATATAATCTGCACCTCTGAACCAATGAACATCCCAGCTGGGTGAACAAACAACTTATATGGTTGAATCCATTCACTCTGAGATAATTCAGAACGCACCAGAATAGCAAACTGTTGAAACAGTTTATTGTTAGTTAAAAACTTCTGTGAGTCAAATCCAATATTTGATGTTGCTCTATAATTATCTTTTAGATAGGTTTGATACTTCGTTCTCGCACCGTCACTATCTAATTGACCGTATTCTGTAGCAGGAAAAGCAGGAGAACCTTTTGATGCTTCTTCAAGTGCTTCAAGTTCTATCTCCCTAAAGTCATCCCCACCATTTAGTTTGAATACTTGTTCTTTAGTATAAACAATCTCTGGGTCAATACTAAAGAAAGTTCTAAAGAACTGTTCAATAGAATACTTAGTTCCCTTAGAACGATACAGTGTGTTTGAGTATTTGGCAGCTGCTCTCTTATCAGCAAACCCTTCAAAGTATGCTTGACCCAAAAGCAGTTCATCTTCAATGTACTCAAGTAAATCTAAATCTGTTTGAGTGATGTCTCTGTTATAGAACAACTCATTGATTAGTTTTGTAGGTGAAGTATCCTCATCTTGATAATGATAATACTCATCTAACAGAGTAATCAGTTTAGGATATTCAGTACGAAAGAATTGCGGAAGAATCTCTTTAATAGAGTTCTTAGGAAAAGCAATCTCTCTCCTATTTAAGTCCTTGAGTGTATCGTCTTGTTTATGGGTCATCTTAACTTGTCACATTAGGGTCAACATCAACAATCTTAGTAAACGATTGTGATATATCGAATTCAATGATATCTTCTCTCAATGGTGTTACTGCACTCTGATTCGCAGGAGTTGCAGATAGTTTTATAAATTGGTTTGCACCAAGAAAAGCATCAACAGTAAGTCCCACAATATTAATTGTGTCACCACTAAAGTCACCTGCATTATCAATCTCAACTTTCTTATCTTCTGCATTAAACACTTCTAGTTTATTTGAACCTAGTTTGTTTCTAAGAATACAGTTTTTATTTTTGAAAGTAAATCCGTTTGATTCGATAACATATAACTTATCATCTGCTTCAGCAATTGGTGCGGCGTATCTAATCTTATGGTCTTGTTTTACTGTAAGTGTTGGAACAAATCTTCTCTGCATTTTAATATTCATACGAGATGAAAGAATTGCAGGAGATGATGCATCAATCAATGCTAATAGATTTGACCTTCTAAATGATTGTCCAAACCTACCAGTGTTGGTAGTAAAGTATTCTGTGATAATTCTATTAACACTATCTTGAATTGTGTTACGAGATAACTGTGTTAAGTTTTGATTAAACTGGAAGAATGTGTTACATTCTATAAATGTTTTGATTGGGTCAACAAATCTAAGTTTGAATGATGCAACCGATAATTGTCTTGCAAGGTCTTGTATCTGACTCTTTGTATCTGATATTGTAACCTGACTTACATCGTCATTAAACAATACAGAAAGGAATACTGCACCGAACTCTGGTTCAAGTGCATCTTCTCCACCGAATGCTTGAATATCTTTAATTAGAGTTGAGAAGTTTTTCAACACCAATGCAGAGTAATCATTATTTGTTACCATTCTATTCTGTGATGCATATTGGAATGGAGCATTGAGTCGAATAGATTCAATCGGTTCTTTATCACCACCACCCACTGCTTTTGCATGAGTAGTAACTGTTAAATCATATCCAGTCCCTAGGACATCTACTTTAGATTGTGGTTCAAATACTTTTGCGGTATCTCCTGCGTCACCATTGGTAGCAATATAGGTAATAGTAATCTTACCACCATCATTAGGCGCACGACCAAGAGTTACACCATTACCAAAAGACAATTCGTAATTACCATTAGGTGCTTCTTTTAGAATGTATACTGTTGAGTTTGCATTAATAGTAGTTGCTTTCAACAGGTTTGAATATGTAGTAAATGAAGAACTAGAAGGAGTATCGAATACCTTTACTACTGCGGTATCGATATCTAACTCCTCATCTTGAATTATGTAAACTGGATTGTCACTTGATTTCGAAACAAGAAAAGTCTTGGTTCTGCTTGTTCCTTCAAAGACATCGATGTTTTTACTACCAACTGCATTTTTGAATTCGTAAATACCAAAACCATCATCTGTGGCAGTGATATCTGAAATAGTTTGGAATACATAAGTAACATCATCAACTACTGAATTAAACTTCAGTCCAGCTGGAATTTGCACTGTTGATGGTCTACCAGTTACACCAGATAGATTCAAACTCAGATTTAATACTGCTTTTGATGCAGTCTTTGAGTCTGGGATATACCCAATACCTTCGGCAAGGGATACTAGTGAACTACGAAGTTGTGCAGTTCCTAGGAATGATTCGTTAAGAGCAAAGTTAGCAGTCAATGCATTATAATGTGTATTATATGCAAGAACATCTAGAATGTTAGATAGACCAGATGCTTCAAAGTTATAATCAGCAAACTCAGGTTTATCTGCTAGAAAGGTTTTTAGATTATTCTTAATCGCATCAAATGATAGTGCGGTTGATTTTATTGTTGTTGCCATCTTATCTTAACCTATTCAATACTGTAGTAAATTCTACTGTTTCTTCAGTATTTACTACTTCGAATTTTATTGTAACACCGAGCGTATGCCTATCAGGTTGTAAATCTACAACTAAATCCAGAATCTTTGCTCTGGGTTCATATGTGTTTATTGTCTTCTCAATGTTCTGTCGAATAATGCTTGACTTACCTTTGTCTGCTAATTCGAACAGTTGACCCCTTACATCTCCACCAAAATCAGGAAGAAATGGTTTTTCTAATACATCTGTCATAACCAAAGTCTTCACTGCTTGTTTTACGGCAGAAGCATCCGTCTTCTTAAATATCTCTCCAGAAGAGGGTTTTGCTTTGAAAGCAAGGTCAATATCTTTGTATTGACGCACACGAGATGTTGCAACCGTTGCCGTTTGCAGATTACCGTCTTCTTGTGCGAATGCTCTTCGTGTTGCCATGATACTATTTATAAGGGTTTACGAATCTTTTGGTAAAATTTCTATCAACTCACCTTTACTCTGAATGTGATTGTTGAATTGTGTTTCTACTTCTTTCTTAAACTGGACATCAAAGTCTTCTGGAATACTTGGCATGAGCAATCCTATGGATGCAGTCAGACTCTCGTCTGTATTATACTCATCATAATCTAAAATAATCTTTTCAAACTGTACAAAATCTTTCCAATATTCTGCAACCTCAAAGGTCTTTTCAAAGTCAATCAGTCCATCCTGTCCAATTACTTGATAGTATATCAACTCTCCTTTGGACTTTTGTAATGATATATCATCAGCAAATCTATATGTGGGTTCTGTTGTATCCAGAACACCTTCACTGACAATCAATCGAACATCATTAAAATGTATCGGATTTTCGGTAATTGTCTTCATTGCCATAGCATGTAATACTAGATTTCTTGCTATCTGTCTTCGTACAAAATTAAATGATTCATGATTAAATGATGTTCTATCACCATATGCACCAAGAAACTTTGCCATCGTAATACCAGATGCCAGTTTAGTATTGGAGTTAATATCTACCTGAAACTGTGGATTATAGATTGGGTCAATTAATATTCTACTCATGTTGTAAACCTCTTACCTCTATTTGATATCGAATTACCTAGAGGTGTAAATCCAAATCTTTTTGCTTTTGTTTTACCACTAGCAGTTCTACCAACTTTAGGTGGAATCTTACTATTATATTTTGGATTAAGTTTTCCTTCTGCAACCAATCTAGATGCGACATCATCTCTGTTTACTGGAGACCTAAGTGCAGAACGAATCTCTTGATTAGTTGGAACAAATCTAAACACATCATTATAATCATCTGTATGAGTGATACTATTCAGAATTCTTTCTCCTGCATCAACCACTACAGTCTTAATCGCATATGTTCCAGTCGTACCAAAGTCCACAACATCTGGTGGAGTGATTGGTGCTTTACCAGTGATATCTGCTTGTGTCTTGGTTGCCAGACTTACGGTTGGGTCACTAGCAGAACCACCTGCTCCTATCGAACCTGCCGTTCCTGCTTTCTGTGCTTGAAATGCAGTTTTTGCTTCGTCTGCTACATTAGCATTGTATGCTTCAACCGCCTCATCCGCAATACCTTTGAATGTTCCATGGAAGATTGCACCAGAACCTTCTGCTAGTTCACCTTCATTACCCATGTATACTCTACCAGTAAAGTCAACTGTCTTACCACCAATCGAACCTGCCTGTCCCATAACAGATACATTATTCACACCTGTTAGGTTGG